GATGAGCAGATTGAACTAGAGCGTAGCCAAATAGATCAAGGGGCTGAACGCTTAAAGAAGAATACTAAAGACTTAGAGAAGAAGTCTTATGCATCTGCATCTATCTATGGTTGTACATCTATTGAGCAATTATTACCACTACTTGTTACCAACATCAATCAAGCAAGAGCTAGATTAAAACGTGGCAAAGCTGGTCCCTGCTTCAAGGACGTTAGCAAACAACTAGATAATGTAGAGACTGAAGCAATAGCATTGATTACTTGTAAAGTAGCATTTGATAAGATATTTAGTCAAGATCAATCACAAAGATTAGTACATAACATAACTGATTCAATTGGTTCTGCATTAGAAGCAGAGTGTCAACTTAGACACTATCAAGACACAGTACCAGCTCTATTTAATTATATAAAGAAAACTTATTGGTTAGAATCTACAGGGACAGAACAGAAATATGTTAATGTTAAGACTAAGATGAGTCACTTTAACATCAATACATGGACACCTTGGGGTATCAGCAAACGAAGACAGATTGGTAGTAGCTTTTTAGATAAGATAATTGCAACTACTAACTGGTTTGAGAAACGACCTGTAAGGGGTGTCAAGCATAGCACATATGCCATTGTAGCAACACAAGAGTTCATGGACCATAGAGACGAGATAATGGACATAGCAGAGCTATATTCACCATTACTCTGGCCTATGCTTATTGAGCCTAATGACTGGGATAGATTCGACAATAATAAACGTGGTGGTTACTTGATTAATCGTATTATGAAAGGTCACGATATGGTTAGACGTGGTAATGGTACCATTATACAGGGGGAGAAGCCTATCAAGTTTCTTAATCAAATTCAAAAAGTTAGTTATAAAGTTAATACAGATGTATTAGATGTAGCTGAATCGTTGATGGAGAGGAGGATTGTAGTAGGTAAGTTTATCCCTGTAATAGAGATTGAAACACCAACTAGACCAGTAGATATAGATACTAATCCTGAGTCTTTAAAGAAATGGAAAAAGGAATCTACTAATTCTCATAACAAGAACGCTAGAGCGTTAAGAAGAGCATGTCGTACTAGACAGACAATGGAAGCTGCTAGAAGATTCAGGGACGTTGAACGTTACTTCATACCTTGGAGCTTTGACTATAGAGGTAGGGTCTACCCTATCCCTGCATTCTTAACACCACAAGATACAGACTTTGGTAAGTCACTGATTAACTTTGAAGAAGGTAGTCCAGTTACACCTGAGGCTGAGAAATGGTTAGCGTTTCAGGTAGCAACAACCTTTGGTTTAGACAAAGCTTCAATGGAAGAGAGACAGCAATGGGTTAGAGATAATATAGATTATATCACTCTCATCGCAAACGATCCATATAATGAAAAAGAATGGGAGAATGCTGATGAACCATGGCAGTTTATGGCTGCATGTTGTGAGTATTACCATTGTGTTATTAAACGTGACAAGTTAACTACAAATAGCTGTGTTGCTATAGACGCTACATGTAGTGGTCTACAAATACTAGCTGGTTTAGCTAAAGATAAATCAACTGCTGAATTAGTTAACGTAACAAGGTCACCAGTACCACAAGATGCATACAAGGTCGTAGCTATGACTTCTAGAGGTGATATACCTGCTAGACTTAGACCATTCTGGGACAGGAAAACTGTTAAAAGAGTGGTGATGACTGTACCTTACAATGCTAAACCTTACTCAAACCGTTCGTACATTCGTGAAGCTTTATTAGAGAAAGGTGTAGAGATAGATAAAGATGAATTAACTCAAACTGTTAAGGCAGTCAGGGATGCTATGAATAAAGTAGTTCCCGGACCAATGGCAGTTATGAAATGGATAGAAACTGAAGTAGCTAAATCTCTTAAGACTAAGAAGCATTTAGAATGGACCACTCCATCAGGATTCAAAGTTCATCAAGAGATAATGAATTACGATGGTGAACATCAAGAACGTATTCGATTGCATCTACTAGGTAATTGTAGGCTAAGGCTTAACAAACTTACAGATGATCCAAACATTGACAGACATAAGGCTGCTACTGCACCTAATCTAATACATTCACTTGATGCCTCATTGTTACATCTTGCTACAATCCGTTTCAAACACCCTATTGCATTGATACACGATAGTGTATTATGTAGAGCGACAGATATGTCTATTCTGTCTACTCTCGTTAGAGAAACATACATGCAGCTATTCGCTAAGCATGAATACTTAAAGGACTTTGCTGATCAAATACAAGCAGAGACCGAACCGCCAATCATAGGAGACCTTGAACCCTCCAATGTATTGAAATCCACTTATTTTTTCTGCTAAATGGCACGAACAATTCACAAAACAGAAAACCCTGTAACCCTTGAGGGATTCCAAGCTGTACTTGCACCAAGCAAGTTTGGTTATTCACTCTCAGCAGTTGTCTGCGAAGACATCGTTAACACGCTGGAAGATGAAAGGAATGAACAACTCAAGTGGGCTGAATCAAAATTAAAAAACCCCAAGAGATCCACCTTAAAACCAACGCCATGGGAAGAAGTCTCCGAGGGTAAGTACAAACTCAAGTTCTCATGGAACGAAGAGAATCGTCCACCTGTTGTCGATACAGAGGGAACAATTTTAAACGATGCGAAGACTCCATTATACGGTGGATCAACTGTTAGGTTGGGCTTTTACCAGAAACCTTATATCCTCAGGGATGGGGTTACCTATGGTAGTTCTCTTAAGTTGGTTGGCGTACAGGTTGTCTCAGTAAACGGACAAGCTGGCGTTGATACAGGAGATTTAGATGCGAACGAAGTCGCTGAACTATTCGGGAAAACCACAGGCTTTAAAACAAGCGATCCGAACGTTACTACTACTACAGATGACACGTCCGAAGAAGAAGACTTCTAAATATAGGTCTAAGTTAGAAGAGAAGGTCGCTGATTTATTAACAAACCTCGGAGTCACATACGAATACGAGAGCGTTAAGATTGGCTACCAGATCTTTCATAATTATAATCCAGACTTTATATTACCGAACGGTACTATACTAGAATGTAAAGGCTATTGGGATAGCGAGGACAGAAGGAAGATCAAAAATGTATGCGAACAAAATCCAGACATGGACATTCGCATGGTCTTCCAGAGTCCTTTCAATACAATCACTAAGAAGTCAAAGACAACGTATGCTATGTGGTGTGATCGATATAAGATCCCATGGTGTACGTTCCAAGAAATACCCATTGAATGGTTGGTCTAATGACCGAATCAGAATTCATTGCCCACGAAGCATGTGATAATTGTGGCTCCTCTGACGGCAACTCTGCCTACTCAGACGGTCACAAGTTCTGTTTTGTGTGCCAAACATATACACCTGCAGAAGGTGAAGCTCACTCTCATAAAATGACTACAGATGTCCAATACCAAGGCTCAGCTGAACGGCTGCAGAAACGAAACATCTCTCAAAAAACTTGTCAATTCTTCAGGATTTACAGAGACGCAGCTACTCTACGCTTTCCATATACAACAAGCGATGGAGTACTTTCAGGATTTAAAATAAAAAACAAGCAGAAGGAATTCTATTATGAAGGCAAAGCTACTGATACTCTCTTTGCTCAGCATTTATTTCCTAGTAGCGGTAAACGGGTTGTCGTTACTGAAGGTGAACTAGATGCTGCGAGCTGTTATGAAGCTATGTCAGGTTGGCCGATGGTCTCTCTTCCTCATGGTGCAGCCTCCGCCAAGAAAGACATCCAAAAGCAAATCCCATTCTTCCAAGGATACGACGAGATCGTTCTATTCTTTGACAATGATGACGCAGGAAGAAAAGCAACAGAAGAGGCGGCAACTGTATTACCAGTTGGCAAGGTTAAGATAGCCAGACTAGAACAGTACAAGGACGCATCAGATGCATTACAAGCTGATGATTCTGAGGCAATAAGAAAGGCTATATGGAATGCAGAGCAATACAGACCAGACGGTATCGTAGAAGGCAAGTCACTACAATCATTAGTAACAACACCACTCCCACCAGCAGACCATGACTATCCCTTCCAGTGCTTACAAGATAAACTGCACGGCATTAGGTATCAAGAGCTTACAACTATTACTTCAGGATCTGGACAAGGAAAGTCCACGTTCTGTCGTCAACTTGCTGTTAACTTACTCACCCAAGGAGAAAGGGTCGGGTACTTGGCACTTGAGGAATCAAATAGGAGAACCGCACTTGGATTGATGTCCACAGCTGTAGGTAAATCACTACACATAGGAGAACATGACCAAACAGAACTCGAAGAACATTTTCGTAATACCATTGCTAATTGGCATCTCTACTTGTTTGATGGCTTTGGTAGTTTTGACCCGTCAATTATTTACAATCGGATCGAATACCTTGCCAGTGGACTGGAGTGTCGTATTATATTCGTAGATCATTTGTCGATATTATTGAGTGGACTTGAGGGGGATGAGCGTAGAATGCTGGACCAGACAATGACCAGACTAAGGTCACTTGTTGAACGTACTGGCATATCATTGTTCCTTGTATCACACTTAAGAAGAACATCAAATGACAAGACTCCACATGAAGAAGGTGGACGTGTCTCACTCTCACAACTTAGGGGGTCGGCGGGAATAGCTCAATTATCAGACCAAGTTATTGGCCTCGAAAGAAATTCTCAATCCGACACTGAACGAGATATTACAACTCTTAGAATTGTCAAAAATAGATACTCTGGAGAGACGGGATTTGCAGGGAAATTAAGATTTGACTTAAACACATCACGGTTTACTGAACATGAAACTACAGGATCATCAGTTTTCAACCCGGCCTCGGATTTTTGAAGGCAGTGGTTATGAACACCCATGGTATACATACATAAACAAACCTAAGCCACCAACAAAGGAGGCAGTTAAAAAAGCAGAGTTCGTCGATAAAACATATCGGTGGCCAAAGAAATAATGCTTATATTTGACCTCGAAGCTAACGGTCTGTATCAAGATGCCACCCGAATCCATTGCATTGCTTACCATGATAGTACGATTGATGAAACATTATCATTCAACGATGAATTCCCCGGAAAAGGGATGTCTAACTCTATCACAACAGCAGTCATGGACTTGGCACAAGCTGATTACATCGTTGGTCATAATATCATTGGCTATGATTTACCCCTTATCAAAAAACTTTATCCGTTCTTCAAACCTACTGGGGTAATTGTTGACACTCTACTACTTAGTAGATTATATCATAGCAGATTAATGTCAATAGACAAAGAGAAGAATTGGAAACACATGCCTCTACAATTGTATGGCCGCCACTCACTCGAAGCCTACGGGTATAGACTCAATGAGTACAAAGGGAACTTTGGTAAACTCAATGACTGGAGTAATTGGTCTCAAGACATGGAGGACTACTGCAAACAAGATGTAAACGTCACTAGACGCTTATGGAAACATTTCACCCCTTACCTGAATGGATCACGTTAGAACATCAGGTAGCAACCATACTAACTCAACAAGAACACCACGGATGGTATTTCGATGAGCAATCAGCTAGAGAACTGGAATCAACTCTCAGGAACGAACTGGAATCAACTCAAGCCAAGCTTAGAGCAGACTTCCCATACGTTGCCGGAGCAGTTTTCACACCCAAGAGAGATAACCAGAGAACTGGCTATGTCAAAGGCGTGTCGTTTACTAGACTGAAAGATTTCAATCCACAATCAAGAGATCATATAGCATGGATACTTACCACACATTGCGATTGGCAACCATCCTCACTGACGAATTCAGGGAAGGCGGTTATAGACGAGACCGTGTTGAAGGATATTGGAACGGATATAGCTCTTCGTTTTCACCGAGTACTGGAACTGACAAAGATGCTTGGAATGATATCACAAGGCGTGAACGCATGGCAGAAGCTTGTTACGACATCTAACAGAATCCACCATCATTGTTCAGTAGGTTGTGCTACTCATAGAGCAAGCCACCGAAATCCCAACCTTTCCCAAGTTCCGAGCGATGAAAGATTTAGACGTTTGTTCACAGCTTCACCAAATATGGTTATGGTTGGCTCTGATCTTTCGGGGATTGAGCTTAGGATGTTGGCTCATTATCTCGCACGTTACGACGGCGGTAAGTACGCAGATATCTTACTTAACGGGGACATCCACCAAGAAAATGCTGATAAAATTGGCATTAGTCGAAGACAAGTTAAAACAGTTACCTACGCATTTTTATATGGAGCAGGAGACCAAAAGATCGGCACATCCTTCGATGGTAGCCTTAGGGAAGATCAAGCAAAGAGAAAGGGTAAAGAAATACGCAAAGCGTTTGTTAACGCCATTGAAGGTCTTTCCGATCTGCTTAAGGCTGTTAAACGGGCTGCGGAAAGAGGTTATGTCCGTGGACTCGACGGTCGTAATATCAGCGTTGACAAAGGGCACGTCGCCCTCAACTACCTCCTCCAAGGATCGGCAGCGATCATCGCCAAAAGATGGATGGTACTAACTGACGCACAGTTAGATAGCCACTCTCATCAACTTGGTTTCATACATGACGAATTACAGTATGAAACTATACCAGAATCAGCAGAAGATTTAAAGTTCTTACTTGAATTAACTGCAGCACAAGCTGGTGAATATTATAACCTGAGACTTCCTATTGCAGCGGAGTCGAAGTCAGGTAAAAACTGGGCAGAAGTCCATTAACCACCTATGAAACTATTTTATGATGCTGACTTTATTGTCTATAAGGCAACAGCAGCAGCAGAGACAGAAATAGATTTCGGTGATGACGTAATTGTAGTTACTAGCAGGTTTACAGATGCACTAAACGCTACTATACGAGAGATAAACAAGATCAAGAACCACTTCCTCTGGGACGTGCCTGAGATTGTATTATTCTTCTCTGACTCTAAAAATTTCCGTAAGGAAATAGAAAAGTCTTACAAAGGTCACCGTAATCGTAAGAAGCCATGCGGCTATAAACGTGTTATCAATGAATTAAAGAAAAGGTATGAAGTAATTATCATGCCAACACTTGAAGCAGATGATAGCATGGGCATTTATAGCACAAAATACCCCGGAAATATTATATGTTCCCCTGATAAGGACATGAGACAGATACCGGGAAAACTATATAACATGGATGAAGTCACTCTCATCAATGAAATCGATGGCCCAAAATGGCATTTAGTGCAATCAATCGCTGGAGACAACACTGATGGATACAGTGGGGTTCCCGGTTTGGGAGTTAAACGAGCAACTGCTTTATTTGATGAACACGGATACAGTTGGAAAACTGTGCTGAAAGCATTCAAAGATAAAGGGTTGGATGAAGAGACGGCATTAATGAATGCTAGACTAGCACGTATCCTTACAGTAGATGACTATGACTTCAACAAAAAAGAACCAAAACTCTGGTCCCCCGCCGCCGATTACCGAATTGACGATGGAACAGGATCTGAAGCTAAGACAGATACATGATGCATTAAAGAAACCAGAAACAACTAGAGAAGATATAATAATTTTACTAATGGCATTGCAAGAGCAGTGCTATGTCCTATCA